TAAGATAAAACTCACGGTCTTTACCCGTCATTCTATTTATGCCATCTTCATTAACTACAATTTTATTTATATAGTCTTCGTATGTTTTGGGAAAATTATCGTATCTGTATTCAGGATCAGTCATACCCTTATATGTTTCAACATAAGGTCTAACCATTGTTTGAAGTATGCCTTCTTTTTTTGGCGTGTCAGCCATGGTTAGGCTCCTTGCGCAGGCAGTTGTAGATCTGAATTGTATTTCTGGTTAAATTTAGTCATGTCTTCTTGCGTGGCAATGTTAGCAAAATCTAATAAAGCAACTTCACTAGTTGCTAATAGTTTTACTACTGCATCAGAGACTTCGCGAGGAAGCCTAGCACGTAATTCTTGAAAAGTTATACCAGTTTGTTGCGCTTGCATAACTGGTGGAGAACCGGGATCAGGATTAGGACCACTACCTGGCTCATAAGGACCACTACCCATAGCATAACCAATACGGCCGCCAGCTGCTTGTTGAGCTCTGTTCTTAATATTAGTTTTATTATATATTCTATTAATACTGTCAATAGCTAACTGTGTAGCAATTTCTTCAGCAGTACCAAGATCAAGTAAATCTTCTAATATTTTTTTATTTGATGCTGCTTTATCTTTTTGTGCCTGAGTTGATTCTGGGTTGTTAATTATGTCGTCGTATATTTTTTTCTTTGCATCTCCGCTTTCAATTATGTTTTCAGCAGTAGTTTCATATTTTTTCCAACCTTCTTCACTAGCTTTTTGTATATCTTCATAATAAGCTTCTGTTCTTTCGGTGTTTAATATTTCTAGTCTTTCATTAGCATTAGATATTTGTTGATCTGTAGAATTTGGATTATCTCTAATCTCTTGTAATTCAGTTATTCTTTTTTGTTTTTCATTAACTTCAAAACGTTTTTTTTCTTCTAAATCCATTTTTAAACCGTATTCGTCTACTAACAATTGAGATTTTTGATCCATCGCTACAGCGGATTCTACGTTAGAAGTTGCTATACCTAATTTAGCTGAATCATAAGCTGCTTTTTGTTTTTGATATGCCGCTTGACGCGCATCCGAAGATGCCGCTAAACCTTCACCAAGCTCTCCTAAAGCTGGACCGGCTGCTGCTAATGCACCTTTAAGCCCAGAGCCACGACCCTCAGCGCCAAGAATCTTGCCTCCTGCTGCCGCTATTCTTAACCAATCTCCAGCGCTTAAACCACTTGGTTTTTCTGCCATTAAACCTTCTAGTTGTTTAGCTTGTTCAGCTTGAGCATCTATAGTTGTTTGACTTGGTCCAAAACTTGAAGACAAATTATTTTCTGCAGCAGATCTATTACTTTCAATTAAATTAGCCGATGCATCAACTTCTTGCGGCGTGGCTCCCAAAATTAAATTAATAGGTGTATCCTCACCATCAAAAGTTCCTCCAGGAATTGCTTCACCACCACTTTCACTGGTACCATATGCAAAATTTCTTCTCGGTTGTTCAAAGCCAGACACAATACCACTATTAGTGTTTGGTGAACCGCCCATTCTAAACATTGGTCTTCTTAATGGTTTACTCATTATCCAAATCCTTTATTAAATGCACCGGCGATACCGGCAATACCAGTTCCAGTACCTAAGATAGTTTGTAAAGTACTAGGTGGGGTTGCTTGTGAAGTGCTGTATTGAGTTGACGCACCGATACCACCCATTAGTGGCGCAAATTGCTGACCAGCAAAACCAATTCGTTGTTGCTCTTCGTAAGCTGCTTCACGATTAGCTGCAGCTTGTGCATCTAGTTGTGATTGTCTTAATGCTTGTTGTGTATTACCAAGTTGCATTACATTAGCTGATTGTTGGTTTGCTAACTGTGGTGCTAGCGTTGCTAGCCCTTGTTGATTTTGTATACCTGCTTGTTGCGCTGCTTGTGCTTGCGCAAAATTTTGTGCTCTTAAATCTGCTTCCATTTGTGTTGCGCCTAAAGTTGTTTGTGCATCATAGACGCCACGTTGTACGCCTTCACGACCACCACCAAATGCACCAGCTTGTATTGCTGCATCAGCAATTGATTGTCTACCTTGTGCTCGTTGGTTTTGATAAGACGCCATACTTGCATCAATAACTTGTTGTTGATACGGCGACATATATGGATCCATAGCTGCCGTTACGCCAGCGCTAGTTACTTGTCCATCAGGTCCTACTGCACCAGCTAATCTTTGTGACTCATCTAAGAAAGGTTGAAAGGCTCCTATACCTGAGCCTGTATCATCAACACCTGAAACAAGTCCAGTTCCACCAACACTGTCATCATAACTAATATTACCCAGTCCAGCTTGTGTTGCTTGTGCTTGCATAGCGGCTTTTTGTAAAGCTGATAACCCTGCAACAGATGGTGCAAACTCTCCAGTTTTAACTGCTTTACCTAAAACACCTGGTATAATAGTTTTGCCATCAGCACTTGTACTGCCAAATAATTTTCCTGTATATACTTTACCGGCCGCTTCAATAAATTCGGCGGGTAATGTTCTAGTTTCTTCTACAGCCATTAAACAGTTGCCTCCATTTGGCTTTGTAGATCATATAAAGCTCGAGCCCCTGCCCTTGGGTCTGCTCGTCCGGTTAAGGCTTTACCTATACCAGCTACTGCTCTATCATTTAATACGAATTCATCTTTACCAACCATAGCTGGTACATCATCGGCTCTTGGCTCGGTGCCAAGTTCAATAAAACCACCTGGTCTTAAATCCATTTGCATGCCCGGTGGCACGTTTGGTGCAATAGGATCACCATTTGGTGTTTGTCTACCGCTACCATAATTAAAATTAGGTCTATCCGGTATACCACCATTAGCATAACCCATACGTGGGTTCATCATATTATTGTTCATCATATTATTGTTCATCATATTATTGTTCATCATACCGCCCATAGCTCTACCGGTTCTATTTAAACCATCACCAAACATAGCTTGATAAGCTGCTTCTTTTTCTTGCGCTTGTTGTTGAGCTTGAGCATCGAATCTAGCCTTCATTTCATCACGTTTTTGTGATTCTGATTTTCTAATATCATCGTTAGTTCTTTCCGCATATAAACTGTTTATTTCTTTATCTAATAATTTTTCCATTAAACTTTGAATACCATCGTTTTCTGGATTTCTGCTTCTGTCAGCAGTTCTTTGACGCATGTCAATTATTTCATTTAGTTTAGCTTCTAGCTTTTCTATCTTTTCGCTTTTATATCTATTCTCATTTATATAACTACCAACTTGTGTTTCTGGATACTCTTTATAAAATTCTTTCATGTCTAAACTGTCACGGTCTCTGTCACCATATACATCACCCATATAAGCTTGAGAACCATCCGCAAACTCTTGTCGATTGAATTCTCCATTGAAACCCGGATAAGGTCTCATTGGCATTGGTCTAAAAGGATCAAGATGTGGTTCTTGGCTACCTGCTTGGTTTGCATTAAAATTTTCTAAACGTTGTTTTAAAGTTAAACCTGGCATTCCTGGGAAACCAGGAAAAAATGGTGAAGGGTTTGGACTACCTGTTTCATAAAATCTATTTAATTTATCTTTTATAGCTTCTTCTGGTGGTTGTGGTGGAGGGCTTGGTTGAGGGTTTGGAAAACCAGGGAAACCAGGGAAACCAATAATACCACCACCACCAATACCACCAATGTCAATTGGCGTAGGACCGGGTCTAGGTATTCTAGACATAAGCTCGTTTGGTAATCTTTCAGTAGCCGTGTTATAGTCAGCACTACTACTAAAGCCACCTTCTTCAAAACCAATGCGGCCACCGTTAGCCATGTTTGGGTTAATTAAATCACTATTATAGTAATCCATAAATTGATTAAAGTCTTCTTCAGTAGCATCTGGGTTAGAACCATAGTAATATTGTTCTGCATATTTCATAGCCTCTTCATAGTCTAAGCCTTGTTGTCTAGCACTTTCTGCAGCACGGGCCGCTAGATCTCGGCTAAATCTTTCTATTTCGTTATAACCAAGTTTTGGTGCTGCTTGTGTAGATATGCTGCCTGCCCCTGCAATTGATATTGGATTATTATATCCAGCCATTGCAAAATCTTGAGCACCTTTAAGCACCCTTTGTCCTGTTGTAGCTTCTTTTAAAGCTTCCTCAGAAAGACCATAAGCTTTTGCACCTGTCTCTGTACCAAATCCTTCTGTTGCAAGATTTTTGTTTAAAGTTGGATCCATAGTGCTTCCTCTAAGTCCACCAAAAATACCTGATACTAAGGATGATTCTAATCGAGTTCTGTCACTAGTTAATTCTTGAGTTCCAGCATCAGCAAGAAAAGATCCAAGACCTTGAGCAATTATTGGATTCATACCAGCACCAAACATACTTGCCAACATTGGGCCACCATAAATAGAAGCAAGCGCCGGTAAGAATGGTGCTACCTCTCTAGGTATCGCCTTCTTAATTCTTTTTTTAATTTTACTAAAAATTCCCATGGGTGACCTTATACAATAATACTATTAAGCAAGGTGCCTAGGCTTGAGTGAAGACGGTTATTGAATTTACTATGTTTTAACATAAATTACAAGTCCGATTCTGCACCTATTGCTGGCATTTTTGCTACTTTTATATAGACGCTACGGGACAAATGTTCTTGTGCGGTAGCCGTGTTTGGGTCTTCTACATCAGATTTACCGTGGTCATCTGACTCATATTCTTGGCCCGTTACAGTGTTCTTTAATAATACTTCAGCATCAACTTTAACTTGAGCAACTTTTACGTCACCTTCGTATAAATATCCTATTGATCCTGGTTCTTTAAATGTTGGCATATGACCTCCTTAGTCTCTGCTTATTTCTAAATATGACATAACAACATGTAATCGATTTGCTGTTGCTGCCGTTACGTTTATAATCTCACTCTCATTTACAATCAATGGTTGTTTTAATAGCTCTTCCGTTCCTAGTGCATCTACCGAATATAGTTTAAATAAACTAAATACATTACCACTTTCAGTTACAGTAACTGTAATAGTGTCTTGGCTGGATGAATCATTAGATACTAATATAGATTTTAATATAGTTACAGTTTCCTCCGGTACAGTGTATATTGTAACTGCCGTGTTTACGGTTAAATCTTGTTTTGAAACTTTATATCTATTGGCCATTTAGTTTACAAACCAGGTTAATTGTTCTTGTTCTTCTTTTAACGATTGTTGAAATGTAGAGTTTAATTGATCTACAATATTTGTTAATGATTTATTAATTTGTCTTTGCGTACTAATATCATATTCAGGTTTAGGTTCCGGTACTCTAATAATTATTTTACTCATTATCTACCTCCATCTGGTTTAACATCTAACAGAAAAGTTCCAAATCTCCAACTTTGTTCTACCCCAATATTTTCAATTTTAAAATTAACATAGCGACCTCTTGCTCTGGTGTCTACTTTTTCTGTACTTGAAGTAATAGTAAACGGACTATAAGTAGAAATTGTATTAGCGTTAGATGGAAAATCTTTAATTGCAAGAGTAACTTCGGCATTACCTATTAATGTTTTAAAGTCAGGTATAAACCTACTTACCGATACAAACAATCCACCTTCATTACCTTGAGTGTTTAAGTCATAATCGTAGGAAGTTACAAAAGAAGTTACAGTAGTAACTGAACCATCTTCATTAGTTTGGTCGGTACCTATTTCATGTTCAAAATATTTAGTTTGGCCTAAACCTGTTTCTCCTTGTACTATTGGAAAAGTTCCGGTTAAAGTAGTATCAAATTTAGTGGCATATGGTTTTTGATAAATATTAGCATCCATCCACGATGTTCTCGGTTCATTTGACAAAGCCCAAATACCACCTGGTATTTGTGCAGACTCTGCATAATTATAAGTTACGGCTTTATTATTAAAATCATTACCTGCTGGATACCACCAAGTTACTTCTGAAAATAAATTATTTAAACCAGCTGTCATTTGTTGACCTTTAGTGGTGTCTACATTATCAAATACTTCGTCTTCAACTGAACACGGCAATGTTTTAACAGTACCATCATACATTAAGAAACCTTTAGAGCTCATCCAATAAGCTACACCATCTACTTCAACGGCAGCGTTTTTACCGATTAAACCACAATTAGTTCCCACTTGCTCGATACCAAATATAAAAGGTGCACCAACAAATTTCATTGAATACAAAGCATTATCTGTCCATATTAAAATAGCTTCTTTAGTTTTTAAAGCTCCAATAATTTTTGTGCCATCTTGAATACGTAAAGTTCCTGCGCTATTAGTAGAAGTAACTTTAAAAGTATTTATTTCTTCACTAGCAGAAAATCTAATAAACATATCGTCTTGACTACTTATTGTACCAATAGTTGTTTCTGTGCCTAAATGTAATAAGTGACGAGTAGTAGGTGAAATAAGCGTGAGCCTCGATGCAGTAGGATTGTTACTAGTTGAAAAACCAGAAGTACTAACAGAGGCACGTACTGTTAAAGGACTAGCTGCTGAGGGGTTCCAAGTAAAAGTTGCACCATTGGCAATCGTTGCTACTAACACTTCGCCAAAATTATCTAGCGACCATAAACCTGGTTCTAGCGTTGTTTGGTTAGCAGGTAGCGCTGTGCCCCAACCACTAAAATCAGTAGCATTGGTAACCGTAGCACCAGAATTGTGAGCTGCAGCGGTAGTACCTAAAGCCCCTCTAGTTGCACTGGTCATAGTATTAGTGCCTTTGCCAGTATAAGTAATTAGTTCATCACCTATAGCTAAAGTACCTGCAGTAGGAAAGCCAGAGTTAGATGTAACCGGAATAGTAGTTACACTATCATTAATACCAGAAGATAATGTATTAGTTAAAGCAGTTGATAAAGGTCCACCCCAAGGACCAACACCCCAACCATAACCATATGTTTGTTTTTGTGGACCAACTTTAGCATATATATTTACCGTCATTGAACCACCCGTTGAGATAGTTGCACCTGCTGCTGCCGAAGAAGTAATAGTAAAAGTAGTGGCACTAGGGACCGTGTTAACCATAAACACTTTGTTTTCAAAGTTAGCTGCGCTAAGTCCAGTACCACTAGGTAGTGTCACGGCATCAAGTTCTATAATATCCTCTGCAGCTAAACCATGTGCAGAACTAGTAGTAATGGTTACTGCTGTGTTAGTATTTATTGTGGCTAATGTTGCACTGGTCTGTTGTCGATCAGCGTCAAACGGTGAGATATCATGTAACTGACCCTCAAAATATAACAGTAAAAATTTATCTGTACCTAAAGCAATGTATCTGTTGCCGGTAATATCTAAAAAAGGATGTTGTGTACGCACAACACCAACAATACTATCTGCTGTTAAAGAAGACCAACCACCAACCTTTTCAGGTAAGCCATATCTAAATCTAACATTATTGCTATCGACCCAACGGTTTTCAGCACCCTTGGTAGTGTTTTGTTTATCTACACCTGGTAAAATTTTAAAATCAAGGAGAGCCATTTATAACACCTTAATCTTTCTTAGTTTTAAAAATCCAACCTTTAGTGGAATTTGCATAGACCAATGTAAAAGATTCACCATTTTCATTTACCGTTAAGTTTGAAGTCGCACCGTTAATGGGTTGACTGTTTCTAGCTATGGTTAAATTGTTTGAATTAAAACTTAATTTTGAATCTATAAAATGTACTTCGTTACCAACCGCAGGACTTGCTGGTAAAGTTATTGTGACTGCGGTAGAAGAAGTATCTACAAAAATTTGATCACCGTTTACAGCAGTGTATGCTGTGGTTGTTGTTTGATAACCTTTTTGTACCAAACCATTAACAACATTAGTACCATCTACTACAACTAACATAGTTGCACCTACTGGCATAGTAAGCCCGCTGCCCGATACTGTCTTAATAGTTATAGTATAGTGGTTAGTGGTTCTAGTAGTACCATCAATTACAATATATGTTTTTTCTAATGAATCTGGAAATATTAAACTTCTATTACCAGTTAAACTTCCAGTTAGTTTAATAACTTGATTACGGCCATCTGAAGCTGCGCCATCACTAATAGCTACGGCTTGATTACCGGAACCTAAACTAAGCGCTACATAGCCGCCTACAGCTTGTTCGACTAAATCAAGGTTAGTATTAGTAACTGTACCCCATAAACCAGCTTTTTCGCCGGTAGTCATTTTTTCTAGTTTTAATGATGTTGAGAATGATGATGCCATAATTAATTATACCCTATGCTGCTATTTCTGTCCATGTGTTAGTTGCCCCTGGAATAATGTCATTCCATGTAATAACTCCAGCACTTGTTGTGGTTACAACCATACCACTTCCAGTTACTGTAAAATTTGCTTCAGCTACTATAGTAACTGTACCTGAACTAGCAGTAATTGTGTTGGTACCACCACTATTAATAGAACCAGCACGGCCAATGACTTGACCAACCGATGCGGTTAAACCACTTCCGGTTACGTTTACATTTGCATCAGCAGTAACTGTAGCGTCACCAACAGATGCAGTTATGGAACTACCAGTAACAGTAAACACTGCTCCGGCTGCAATAGTTGCACTACCGCTTCCGGCAGTAACTTGACTACCACCCGCAACTACATCAACAAAACCTGCTATGCTTGTATTACCTACAGCTGCAGTTAAAGCGTTGCCAGTAAGAACTACATAGTTCTCGGTATCACCAGCAGAACCAAAAGTTAAATCAGCAAAAGAGGAAAAGCCAAGAGCCATAGTTTATCCTTAATGTTTAGCTATCGCTTAAAGATGTAACATCAAAACTACTATCAGTAGTTTCAACTACAGCGTCAGCTGTCCAAACTGTGTACTTCTTATTGTACATATCGTCCCAGTGAGCTACGTCAAATAAACCAAGTATCTCAGCTTTAGTGTAACCACTAGGTGCTTTTGATGGGCTGTCTATTTTAACAGAACCATTGAATGTGTGTGGGTGTGTAGTCTTGGTGTACTTATATTGTACCGACCATTCGATCACATTCCCGTCAGCATTTTTTTTAGGGATTGCTGATACCCATGCTTTGGTTGCGTCAGATGCGTGTGACATATTATTCTCCTTTTAGAGTGTTTACTTCGTTTTGTAGAGTTGTAACTGTAGCCGACAACTCTTGTACGGCTTTTACTAACATTGGGATCATTCCAATATGAGATACGTTTTGTCTTTTGCCTTTTACTTCAGGGCTTTCTTTCCAAATTTCTTGCCCAGCTTTTATTTCTGAATGATTGTCTATTGCAGTTTTAATTTCTTGTGCAATAAAGCCGTGTGCAACTTTATCTGTATAACCATCAGTGTCAGTTGAGTCTGCATCATAACCATATAAATCTGTAGCAAGTTCATTTTTTTGTTTAAACTTAAATGTAACAGGTCTTAAATCATTTATAAAAGATAGACCAGCTAATGAATCTTCTATATCTTTTTTATATCGTTCATCAGATACTGCTGCCCAAGATGCTGAACCGTGATTAGTTGCAATTTCAGTAGTATCATATCCTATGGTAGTTGTACTGCTTCCATTACTTGTAAGATTGCTTCCTATAATATATTGAAAAGTACCATTTGCTGCCGAAACTTTACATCTTTCACCTAATGCAATATTGTTGCTTCCAGTTGTTAATGCAGTTCCCTGATTAAAATTACGCACTCCAACCGCTGTATTACGACCATCACCAGTAGTAATATATTGGCCAGACATCATACCAATTAAAGTATTGTAGTTTGATGTTGAAACGTCTTTACCTGATTCAAAACCAACAAAAGTACCTTCGGCAGCAGATGTTAGATCGTGTCCAGAATTTCTACCAATAGCAACATTATGACTGCCTGTTTGTACACCACCTCCAACAGCCTCATCTCCTATAAAGACGTTACTTGAGCCTGTAGTCATAGCGTCAGCGGCATTACTACCTATAATAACATTTCTAACACCTGAATTTAAAGTACTACCAGCGTTATAGCCTAAGACAGTATTATAATCCCCTGACGTCAAAGCATCTAATGCGTAGTTACCGATAGCTATGTTGTTTTCTCCGCCAGCTACAGCTCCGCCTAAAGCGTTTACTCCAATACCTAAATTATGATCTTCAGCATCAAAACCATCACCAGCTTGATGCCCAAAGAAAGTATTATTAGCTCCAGTTGTAATACTAGCACCTACGTTATAACCCATAAGCACATTGTTAGCACCCGTTGTTATAGCAC